TGCGATAAAGATAGACGTGGGTTAGTCAAGAATATGATGATTGCTGCTCAACTTGCTTTTGAGAAATCTAAACGTGAATCGTCGAAACAATCAAAGAATGTAAGTGGTGATGAATAATGGAAACTAATGAGTTATCAGTGAATGCAAAAGGCGGTACAGAGCTGATGCTTGAAGCCCTCCATAGGAATCTTCCTAAAGATCTTTTAGATCACTTTCAAATCATTCCTTCTCGTGTAAGAGATGTTGATGATAGTAAGATTAAGATCTATTGGTTGCATGACTTACCTGGTGACCCAGAATCAGAACATCTACGTAATGGTGGATGGAATCGATTTGACAAGCTAGTATTTGTATCTAACTGGCAGATGCAGGCATATCAAAAGCACTATGGTCTTCCTTGGCACAAGTGTGTTGTATTACACAATGCTATTGATCCCATTCCAGCTGTAGAAAAACCAACAGATAAGATCAAGCTAATATACCATACAACCCCTCATCGTGGATTGAATATCCTTTGTTCAGTATTTGATCAGCTGTGTGGTGAATTTGATAATATTGAGCTTGACGTATACTCTAGCTTTAAGATATACGGTTGGGAGCAACGAGATGAGCCTTATAAGAACCTATTTGACTTCTGTAAGCAACATCCTAAGATTAATTACCATGGATCAGTTCCTAATAGTGAAATCAGGACAGCTCTCCAACAAGCTCACATCTATGCATACCCCAACATTTGGCAAGAAACATCATGTATTAGCTTAATTGAAGCTATGTCAGCTGGTCTCTTCTGTGTTCATCCAAACTACGCTGGTCTTTACGAGACTGCGTCTAACTGGACGTGGATGTATCAATGGCAAGAGAACCCCAGAGATCATGCTAAATTATTCTATGAGTTGACTTCCAATGCAATTAGGTTGTATAATCATGAAGATACTAAAACTACACTAAATGCTCAAAAAGCATACATGGATGCTTTCTATGGATGGCATAATAGAAAGCATCAATGGCAGAACTTGTTAGTGTCTATGCTGAAAGATTTAAAGAGGATTGATTATCAATCATGATCATTGTAGACTTCAATCAGGTTTGTATATCTAACCTGATGGCGCAAGTGGGTAACCACACTGACCTAGTAGTAGAAGAGGATCTTGTTAGACATATGATCCTCAACTCGCTACGTCTATACAAACAGAAGTTTGGGAGGATATACGGTCAGATAGTTATCGCCTGTGACGATAAGAACTACTGGCGTAAGCAGATATTTCCATACTACAAAGCTGGGCGTAAGAAGAGTAGAGAGGAGAGTGATATCGACTGGGCTGGTATGTTTGAAGTTCTAAACAAGATTCGGCAAGAAGTTAAAGACAATCTTCCATATACTGTGATCCAAGTAGATAACTGTGAGGCTGATGATATTATAGCTACGCTATGCTCTTTTGTTCCAGAAGATATTATAATCCTATCTGCTGATAAAGACTTTATTCAACTGCATAGAGACAACATTATCCAATTTGATCCTATAAGAAAAAGAAACGTCCAAGTTGATAATCCAGCTAGATATCTTAAAGAGCTAGTGATTAGAGGTGACTCTGGTGATGGTGTTCCTAACGCACTGTCTCCTGATAATAGCTTTGTGGATGGAATTAAACAGAAACCAGTCCGTAGTAATAAGTTGGATGTGTGGCTTGAGCTGAGTTGGGATCAGCTTAGAGATATACCAGAGCTTAGAGATGGTATAGATAGGAACAAGAAGCTAATTGATTTGTTTGAAATTCCGCTGGACATCAAACATAAGATAGGTGACGAATATCAAGCTCAAGTAGCCACCAAGAAGAAGGTTGATATACTTGGTTATTTACAGAAACATAAACTTAAATCGTTGATTGAGAATATTAATGACTTTATATAGGAAAAGAAATGAAACTCGGATTAGCTGAAATACTCAAAAAGGCTTCAGAAATAGAAAAGAAGTCTGATAAGATACAGTGGCTTCTTAGAAACGACTCAACTGCTCTCAGAGCTTTATTGAAGTATGCTTATGACCCTAAAGTAAAATTCCTACTACCAGAGGGCGCTCCTCCATACAAACCAAACGATTTACCAGACTTGCAAAGTGTATTGTATAGTGAGTTGCGCAAGATGTATTTGTTTATTGAGGGTGGCAATGATAACCTAAAGCCAACTCGAAGAGAGTTTCTGTTTATTCAATTCCTAGAGAACTTGGATAAAGATGATGCAGAGCTTGTTGCTTCTGTGAAGGATAAAAAGATTCCTTACAAGGGTATCACTAAGAAGTTTGTAGAAGAAATCTATCCAGGGCTATTAGAGGGCTAAATGAGTAAGACGAATAAACATTTTCGTTCACTTGATGAGAAGCAGCACCATGTTGCAAAGGCAATCAAGAAAGAAGTGAATGATAGATCTGTTAAGAGTATTGACAGGGCTTTGAAGAATAAGAAATATGATCAGTTTTTTTACGAACAACAGGATGAAGAGGAGTATGAGGATGAAAGATAATTGGTTTTGGCATAGTAAGTTTATGACGTGGGTTGAGGGTGCTCTCCTTGATATTACTAACTGCGTTTGGAATAAGAGACATATCAATCCACATAGAAAGACTCCTAGTGTCCGATCAGAAAAGAAAGATACATGGGTTGAGCCAACGTTGGATCCAGTAAAGCTCCCAGAACCTAAAAAGGCCCCAGCCAAGAGAGCTGCTAAGAAAGCTCCTGCAAAGAAATCAGCTTGGACTGCTAAGTAATGATCCTGTTAGGTGCTAGGCTACAACCACACGATGCTAGCCTCTCTCTGTATGATGGTAAGTCTATTCGATTTATTAAAACTGAGAGGATAAAGCAGGAGAAGCACCATGGGTATAGGTGGTTAGCAGAGTGGCGTGACGATATAAAAAAAGAATGGGGACTAGATTACCGTGATATTGATGAGATGGCACTGTCTATGCATTATGGTATAGATGAGTACTCCTCAATGAGACCCATATTAAAAGATAGTCTTTGTAAACAATTTGATTTGTTTCCTGCACCAATACCTGTATGGAATATTGATCACCACTATGCTCACGCACTATCACATATAGGATCAATAGAACCTGATGTCAATATTGTTATTGACGAGATGGGTGAGAATGACAGTACATGGACTGTGTTTAAAAAAGATTCGATTGTGGATAGAGGATATGTTTCTCTTCACGGATCTATCGGAAATCTCATGGGTAATATAGGGGCTTATGTTGGGGTATCTAGCACTCATGTTCTTGACCTAGCAGGAAAGACTATGGGTCTCCAATCATATGGAAGGTTTGATAGAGGATTCTACCAAACAATCAAAGATCTTTCCATACAAGATATCAACTCACTTTTTGATATAGGAAGATGGATTGCTTATCATGGTGATCACACTTTAGCTAATATTAGAGTTATTGATTGGATTCATACTATTCATGTTAGGGTTGGAGAAACAATACTTGATTTATTTAAAAGACATTGTAAATCTGATGATGTAATTCATTACTCTGGCGGGGTTGCTCAGAATGTTATTTGGAACTCATTGCTCAAACGTCACTTTAAGAATCTAGTCATATATCCGCACGTCGGTGATGAGGGTACAAGTTTAGGAGCTGTTGAGTTCTTACGTAGAAAGAACAATCTTCCACAAGTACCTCTTATCGACTATCCGTTCTGTGTACATGATGAGGCTCCAACATCAAAACCATCAACTAATACCATAATTAAGACTGCACAGTACTTGTCTGAAGGTAAGATTGTAGCATGGTATCAAGGTCACGGAGAGATGGGGTTCAGAGCTCTTGGTAACAGATCTATCTTAATGGATCCCCGTATTGAACATGGTAAAGATAAGATCAATATTGTTAAGATGAGAGAGCGTTATAGACCATTTGGTGCTTCTATGTTAGAGGAGCATAGTGATAGATACTTTGACATGCCTTTTAGTAATGAGTATATGTTATATGTTGGTGAGAGTAAGACCTCAGACTTCCCAGCCATTACTCATGTAGATGGAACTTGTAGAATACAGACTGTTAAGTATGGTAGCGGAGTCTTTAGAGATCTATTAGAAAGATTCTACTATCTAACAACCTGTCCAGCACTTCTTAATACTAGTCTCAACTTAGCAGGCAAACCAATTGCTGGAACAATTGCAGAAGCAGAAGAGTTATTTGCAACAACACCAATGGATGTCCTCGTTGTTGGTGATACAATTAAAACAAAAGTATAATATGCCAATATATAAATTTAGAGATACAGTTAAGGATGAGATATTTGAAGTAACACTTCGTATATCTGATTACGAGTCATACATGGTCAACAACCCTCATGTTGATCGATATTTTGATGTTGGTGATGTTCCTGCCACTGTTAGTGGTGTAGGTGGAATTAAAACGGATAGTGGGTTCAAAGAAGTCTTATCTAAGATATCTGATGCCCATCCTAATAGTCAACTATCTGATCGTCACGCAACCAAATCAATCAAGCAAGCTCAGACTGATCAAGTCTTCAACAAACACTTCGGCAAATAATTTGAGAACAAAATACTTCGAGCACAAGCCACTTCCCAAGATAGAAATCCCAAGAAAAGAGATACATGGTAAACGGTATTATGTAACTCCTAACGGTGATGCATACAGATCAGTTACCACTGTTCTTTCCGAGCTATCTAAAGAAGGAATAGCCAAGTGGAGAGAAAAAGTTGGTCATGAAGAAGCTAATCGCATCTCAACTAAAGCATCTACAAGAGGAACTAAGCTCCACAATATGATGGAAGACTATGTTGGTAACATAGAAGACTTTGCGTTGAACAAAATGCCAACAACAACCGCATTATTCCTGGACTTACAACCAATTGTTGACTTAAATGTTCAAGAAGTGTATGGTATCGAATATCCGTTGTATTCTGATAGATTGAAGGCAGCGGGTACTTCCGATTTGATTTGTTTGTATAATGGTAAGCCAACCATACTTGATTACAAGACTGCGAACAAAGCTAAACAGGAAAAGTGGATCAATAACTATTTCATTCAATCTACTGCCTATTCTATAATGGTCAAAGAGAGATATGATATTGATATTGAGCAGATTGTTATTATGATTGCGGTTGACCATGATCAACCTCAAGTTTTTGTGAAAGATCCAAATGACTTCATATCTGAGACT